TAACTTTATAGCAAGTGAAAACTTTTACATAGGTAATATTAGAGCAGATGAGTCTGATCAGATATACATGGATTATAAGAAAAGAAAGGAATCTTTATCTTATGTATTCAAGAGTGACCTAAGTAAAATGAAAGAGAACTTTAATGATAACATTATTGTTCCTGATAACGAGCACCCTTATTTGTTAAGGTTATACATGCGAAAAGATATTTGCATAGAAACGTTGACTTTAATTAATAAATGTGTTAATATATTTGACTATTGGGATAAGGAGCTGGAAGGCGACATTATGTGGCCAGACATTAAATTATTGTCTACAAAGTACAGCCCCTTTCTCAATGTTAATATAAATAACTATAGAGAGATTATTCTTTCTAATTTTAAATAACGCAATACTACGCATACAACGCAATACGGAGGATATATGGTAGATTCATTTGGCGCACTCAAGCGCAATAAGGCAGAAAACTTTGACAAGTTAACTGCATCCCTTAATAAACTAAATCAAAAGTCTAGCGGACCTGGACCTGATGAACGCTTTTGGAAACCAGAAGTAGACAAGGCAGGAAATGGCTATGCTGTGATTAGGTTCTTACCTGAGCCAGAAGGAGAGGATGTCCCATTCGTAAGAATTTGGGATCATGGTTTCCAAGGACCTGGCGGATGGTATATTGAAAACTCTTTGACTACTCTTGGTCAAAAAGATCCAGTATCAGAATATAACTCAATGTTATGGAATTCTGGTATTGAGTCTAATAAAGATAAAGCAAGAAAACAGAAAAGAAGACTTAGCTTTATTTCTAATATCTATGTTGTGAAAGATCCAACTAATCCAGAAAACGAAGGAAAAGTATTCCTTTACAAGTATGGTAAGAAAATCTTTGACAAACTTAATGAAGCAATGAATCCTCAGTTTGAAGATGAGACTCCAGTCAATCCATTTGACTTATGGGAAGGATCTGATTTTAAATTGAAGATTAGAAATGTTGAAGGATTTAGAAACTATGATAAGTCTGAACTAGATGTTCCTGCTCCTTTGTTTGACGAAGACGAGCAACTTGAAGAAGTATGGAAGTCTCAACATTCATTAGTTGAGTTTACTAATCCAACTAACTTCAAGACTTATGAAGAGCTACAAACAAAACTTAACAGAGTGTTAGGTCTTGATGGAGCAGCTCCTTCAACTACAGCAGAGAGTAGCCTACAAGCTGAACCACCTGCTGAGATTCCAGAAGCTCCTGCTGCTGTACAACCTGAGGTTGCTGCATCAGAGGATGACGAGTCTTTGGATTTCTTTAAGAAGTTAGCAGAAGACTAAGCACCAGGTCTTCGGAAGAAGTACCCTCTACCTCCGGTTGGATTCGTCCCGCCGGAGTTGGTGTTATTAGTTGTTGCATTAACATTTTGATTTGAATTAATATTTGCCATGGCATTGGTTCCACCGCCACCACCAGCACCACCTGCAGCAGCTTCTGCTTGAGCATCAGCAGTGTCTAATGATTCAGCTGATACGCTAGCACCACCACCAAACGCAGCTCCTAGATCAGCCATATTAGCTTGAGCTTGAGCTTCTTCTGCTTGAAGTCCTTCAACGGCTGCTTTAATAATAGGAGTTAGTTTTACAGCTCCAAATGTAAAGTCTTCTAGCGCTCCATAATTTATCGGATTACCTTCCATATCATACATATTGTATGTTCCATCTTCTTTTGCAGCTGGATCAACAAGCACTTCTCCTAAACCATATTCACTTAGATCCATTTTAACAAGTTCTACTTTATTACCATCTTGCTTTAATGCTTCTGGAACGTCTGTAGTTCTTTCAGCTCCAACAGCATCTACTAATGCTTTTCTTCTTTCTTCTTGCTTTTCTCTAAACTTTTCTTTATCTTTTCTTAACTTATCTGCAGTCTTCTTATTAATCTCACCCGAATCTTGTTTTGCTTGTATCTGTGCTTCGACAGCTTCATCATCTTGAGAGAAGTCTATACCCTCAGACTTTTCAGCTGATTCATCTTTTTCTATCTTAAACTGTCTTACTTTATCACCTTGACCAAAGAAGTCTGCTATCTTAGCTATGAACTCTAATGCACCATTGAACACTGCAATAAACATATCAAAGAAAAACATTATTATATCTGAAACTACACCTATTACAGGAATTAAGAAGTTTTCTAGTAAAGGTAATAATATAACTTCAAATATCATCATAATATAACCTAATACTAATTGAATAATTGGTACTAATATATCAAGTATTACTTGTATGATTGGCATGATAGCTTCAACTACAGCCATGATTACTGTCATAACTACTTCTATTATTGTAGTAAGTATCGGTACTAATGTATCAATTAATGACATAATTGTAGGCATTAGCATGTTGATAACATCTATTATCACAGTCATTAACTGTGTAATAATAGGTACAACCGTCTCAAATATTATTCCAACTAGCTTTTTGAATATCTCAAAAAGACTCATAAACAATTGTTTTAAACCAGCAAACAAATCAGAACTTGCACTTAACAATGGTAAGACTAATAATATACCAATCATTAAGAACTTTTTAATTAATCCAAAGAAGCCTTTTAGCTTCTTCATGATATCGCCCATCATTCCTTTTGATTTTTTATCAGCACCTTTGCCACCATCATCACCGCCACCAGTACCGCCACCACCAGTATCATCTAACTCACCTTCTGGCTTGACAAGACCTTCAGCATCTTCAGCCATCATGTTTCTTATGGCTGCTACATCTTCTTGAATGTACTTGACAGCTTCACCCATAGTTTCAGGTTCTTCTCTGTCATCTGGAACTTTGTTAGCGTCTGCTTCATCACCATCTTTTTCTTCTTCAGGGTCAACACCATCACCACCACCTCCACCATCTGATGCCTCTTCTGCATCTTTTTCTCTTAGTTCATCTTTTTCAGTATCTAAAGATATAGCATCAACGATTTCTCTCAATGCAGGCATTACGCTATCTCTGATTCTTAAACCAGATATTTGTTTAACGTGGTGGTCTATTCCCCCTAACTTAGGAATATAGTTTGCAATCTTTTCTACAAATAATGAAATAGTCTCTAGTCTTTTATCTAGAACATCCTCTATATCATCTAGACCTTTAACTACTTCTGTATCTGCACCAGTTTTAGTACCGAAAGTCTCTGCTTTAGTTGCAGGTCTTCCGGCTCCAAAATCTGTGTTAGGTAGTGCCATTTATTAGCTCTTATTATTAGTGTCGTGTTCTTTAGCTGCTGAATTTACATACAATCCAAACCAAGCTGCACCAGCACCAACTAAGATACTAATTAAACCTGATTGTTCCATTGTAGGTGCTTCTAAACCTATGAACCACATCACTACAAAATAAATTAAGAATATGTACACGCTTAAGAAAGCACGAGGCCATATTCTCCAACTGTCTACTGCACGAGCAAGGAATATCCATTTTTGCCATGGATTCTTTTTGTCGTCATGCTCTAACTCAAATATTTTTTGCTTGAGTTCATTGTTCTCGGTAACCATCTCCATAAACTTACTTAAGTCTATTTCGACTTCGTTTCGGGACATATCACCCGAAAATTGATCTCTATTTGCCATGTTATCTCCTGTATCCTCCACCATATGGTCTCTTATAGCCACTGGTGAAATTCTTCGTCCTAGGCGACATTTTCATGCCTGCCTTTTTATTTTCAGCTCTTTCCTTTTCGGCCTTTAAGTGGGCTTGTAACATAGCAACATAAACATCACGCTCATAAGGAATGAGATTTTCTATTTCTGTTATACTATATTTATGATGCTGAACCAGTGCGAAGATTAATTCGTAGTAGTTTGCTAAGGTATTATGGCTCAGCAGTACTAAAAAAAATCTTGGATACCTCTTAGAGTGATCTTTCTATCATTACCTAAATCATTAACATATTCAAATGTATGCTCTAACTTAGGAGCTGTTTCAAACCATGTTTGTAATGATTCGAATGCTTTGATATCTATAGATTGAAACCACTCTTTGGCTTCTTGCACAGTAAAGTCATCATAAACTTGGTCACCATCTGTAACCTTCACTAAACAATGTCCTAATAAACTAAACACACCGTCTATTTGTTCTTGAGATACTTCATCAGTAGTAATTGTTTTAGCATCATCCATATTTAATTCTAGTTTTTCTAAAATTGCTAACGTAGGTTCTCTTAGTTCAACTTTATATGGACCTACATCTATAGTGTTTGATCTATCTTCTGCAAATATAGGTTCAATAGTATTTAAGTCAAGTTCAAAATCATAAATTTTTTCGTCTTCAGTATCTTTATACTTAAGTTTTACAATATTGTTTACTGATTTAGCTCTTAAATGCATAAACATATATTCAACATCAACAGATGTTAAGTCTCTTGCATTAAAGTTTTTAGGGCTTAGTACAACTTCATTCAATATTTGAATCATTGTATTAAGTTGATCCTTAGCATTTCCTTCTTTACCGATCAACAATACTTTCTCTTCTCTTACGAGAAAAGGTCTAAATTTTACTTTTCTTTGAATTACGGGAAGCGTAATTTCAAACTCAGGTTGAGTTATTTTTGGTAGCATAATATTTCTCCATTATTAATTATCCTCTATTTCCGAGACTTCCTGCAATAGCCTTACCAAACTTCTGACTATTCGAAAGCACATTAATTACATCACCTACATTATTAGGTGTTTTCCAGCTAGCTTTTAATGCTGTACCGGTTTGTCCTATTCTTAACAATTGTTCCATTGGTGTTAATGCTCTATTTGAGAAGAATGAATCCCCATCAAATAAATCAGTACCGTCAGGCAACTGATGATTAGTTGCAGTCCAATGTCTTAGTTCAAAGTTAACTGTTACTCTTGGTACTTCATCATTCTGAGCCCAACCTAATGTCACATCACCTAATAACTGAGGCCAGACTTCATATGCTGTTAATGTATTTATCTTGTTTGCAGCCATGTCAAATGTTTCTATTTTCATAGTAGTAACATAATCATCTCTGTATGCTAATTCACCAAATGCTGCTCCATTGGCATCAACTTGGTTTTCTGCAGCTGCATTATTAGAACCCATGTATACGATACTTGAAACCCATCTTTGAAAGAAGGATAGATTTCTTCCTTGAGCATCCAACATGAAACTTGCTGTTATTTGAGCTGGTATTATATTACCTGCACGTCTATCAAATGGACCAATTGTATTTCTTCTATGATCAAATGGCGTAACCTGAGCACCTGGTAAGTTAATGTTATCGCAAAAGAACATTAAATTTTGTGCTGTACCACCAAATCCAGAAGCCAATGCACATTTAGGTAGTTCAATAGTTACTAGATATCTGTTAGCTCTTGAAAAACCATTTGTCTGTTCTATGGCTCCAATGAATGTACCAACATTGAACATTCCATTAGACTGTCCAGGACTTCCTGGATCATTGTCTAAATTACCACTATCTTGAGAACCTCTTCTTGGTTTTTCTAATGCTTTACCTTTACCAAGGTTAAATAATGTTTTTGCTAAACTAAGAGGGTCAGCCATTTTTTTCCTCAAATTTTTGGTCTATAGTTTTCTTACCAATATAGATTACTGCAACCCATATAGTAAATATTATACCATCTATATAACTTAAATCATTCCACACACCTGCTAGATCCATTATTTTGCTCCTGTTCTTTCTCTAATTTTCTTTCTTGCTCTTCGTTCTGCTAAAGAGTCCATATGTACTCTATTTATGCCACTCTTTCTAAATCTAGCTAGAGGTAACATCAAAATAGTGTCCCAACCAATTGGAGGCACATATAAAAACTGTCCTACTACTCTTTTGAAGTCATATCTTTTCCAACAAGGCAAGAATCCTCTCATGTTCATTCTTTTCTTCATAAACTGATATGTCACTCTGTTTACATTTATTCTTGCTCTTAATGAACTTCCTATTTCTTTACCTTGAACATTATCGAATAACATAAATGGATATAACGCATCCATAAGCTCTGCTCTTTCTTTGAATGGTAGATAATGAAAGTTTAACATAGTAAAGTAATTCTTTTCAACATTTAAGTTTTGTACTATACCTGTTGGAAACATATCATAATATGGAAGTTTATTGTAATTCTTAGGTAGATACTTAAACATATACATTCTACCTTCCATTAATCTTCT